GTTGGATACACGATAGCAGCAAAGACAAAGTAGAGCAAAAAACAGAAGAGCCCGGATTTAACAGGTCCGGGCTTTTTTTGTGCCCTCGAATAATCCTACATTGTCATCCCATCCCCGCCGCCCTCATCCTGTGCACCTTCAGGATGTCCTGTGGACTCAGGATTATAGTCGGCAATAATCTTTCTGGCTGGGCGGCCTGTCCTGCTTCCGTCCTGTCCTGTCCTGTCCCTATTTCCGTTATCGTCGAGGATAAGCCTGCGTCCTGTATGCCATGCAATGGCTCCATGTTGCCCGTGGCGGCGTTTTTATCTGATAGTAATGGCAGAGTAGCGGACCTGACCTGATCGCCCTGTAGCGGGGCTCCAGAATTGTGGATCACGATCATCTGATTGAATGAGTTTTTCCTTGCGTCGGCTGGCGTCAAATCGTCCAACCCAAGCGTCTTCCTGACTACGGCTTCCAGTTTTATGAGGAGGTCTATCCTCTCTTTTTGGTCTGCCATGCTCGTGCTTTTGATCCTGCGGGCGTAGATTGCGCGTTCGTCGTTAATCTCCTTCAACATAAATCTGTAATGGTCGTTCACGGCGTCCTTCATCCTGTCCCCTACAGTCTGAGATGCGTTAGCGACGAACTGCTGCTGGAGGTTCTTCCTCTTCTCTGGCCATTTCATCATGTAAGCGCGTTTTTGGAGATACGCTTCGCTCAGGTCTTTGCACTCCGGGATCTTTTTGAGCTCGTTTAAGGACATACCGGCCATATATAGGGCTTCGATCAAATCCCAATCGTGAATCCTGTTCGGGTGCGGCTCGTGCTTTTCTCGGCGTGTGATTGCGGCCTTGGCGATCCTTTTGGTGGTTCGCTCGATCTGTTGCTTGCTCCTGATCATGGCGCATTATCGTTCAAGATAATCATTCTGACAATAATATAGTTCTTGACATATACATAAAGCTGTGTTATGATTGTGTCCATGGTGGGATAAGTCCTGACCACATTGTTCTTTACATTCGGGTTCCTGTCGGAAGCGCAAGCGGAAGACGTGTAAACTCAATCTCATCAAGACAGAAGCCGGACGAACGCAAAATATCTCTGACGATATTGGAAAGACACGGGCTGGAAATAGGGGGATGAAGGCACGGGCGAGGCGAGCGCAAGACGATCTTCGATCTATTCATTTCGACGGCAGGAAAGGTTATGTGGTTTTTAAGTTTTGAAAAGGTTTAGGGGAGCGGGCCAGCTCAGGTTGGCTTGCTCCTCTTAATGCGGCACGAACGCGACAAGCCGTTCGGAATATCCTTAACGATATTCGCGCAGAGTCAACAAACCTCAAACACAGAAAGAAAACCAAAGTATGAAACTATATCAACGCATCGCGCATGACCTTGATTGGGCTACGCGCAATGGAAAGGCGGACGAATATCTTGATTACATCGAGAAAAACCTTCTGCCCCACGGTTCGGGAATTGACAGCGGATGCAAGATTGGTCGGGAAAGGTTTTCCCGCCAACGCTTCTACATCCATTTCGGATTCCATCACATGGACGATAACGGTTGTTATGACGGGTGGACGGATTACCGCGCCACCATTCAAGCCGATCTTGTTTATGGGTTCGATCTGTCAATCCACGGAGAAAACCGGAACGACATTAAATACTATCTGCATGAGATGTTCTCTCATGTTCTTGGGGGGGAGTTTGTCGATCAGGAAGAACTCCGGTCACTTCCAAACGGACTGATACCGGCATGAGAAAGACAACCCTCGTGTATCGCGACAAGAAAACCGTGGGGGAGTCCATCTTCCTCGCGGTGATCTTCATTGTGATCGGCGCCCCCATCGCCCTCGTGGTCTGGGCAGCATTTGTCGTGCTGTTCAGCCTGTAGTCAGACACTCGCGGATTATCTCCAACGATATGATCCGCGCAGTCTGGTTGCAATTCAGCAATCGGTAAACCAAAACATAAAACACATGAAAACAGTAAAAGTAATCTTAGACAGACACGATTCCACTGGACTCCTTTTGAAGTGCGCCTCAATGGATGCGGAGCGTGAGAATCTCGGAAAGACACTTCTCGCTGCGCTGATGCTTACCGGATCACAACCGGGAGATCGGATTGTTGTCAAATTCGAGGTTCCAGAGTAGTCAGACACTCCATCCTCCTTCGCGGGAGGGTGGCAGTCTGATTATCGTAACGATAATTCAGTAACGCAGATAACCTTAAAACACAAAAACACGACATGAGTAAAAAAAACTTCATCGCATTGGCGCAGTTCATAAAAGATCGTCCTTCCATTTTCACGAATGAGGCGATCATCGAACTCGCAAACTTCTGCCAATCACAGAACAACAACTTCAACCGGAGCTGCTGGTTGTCGTTCATCAAGGGGGAATGCGGCAGCAATGGCGGGAAAGTAAAATGAAAAAGAATATCGCCACAGCAGCCATTGTCATCTGGGTCATCATCGGATTCCTGATTATGACCCGGTAAATCAGACACTCCGCGCATTATCCTTAACGATAGTGCGCGGCAGTCTGGTGAGTATCCAGTAAACAAAAACCTAAAACACAGAAAGAACCATGAAGATATATCATTCGATTGAATATACCGTTCCTGCTCCGCACTACGGAGCGGGGACGAGAGAGCAATGCAGTGCGGCAATCATACGTGACCGTTTCTTGACGCATAACGGGTGCGAGCGCATCCTGCGGAAGGATCGCCATGACGCTGTCGTGACAAGGGTGGAAAGGATGAGCTATGGAAAGCGATGAACTATCACCCGAAATCAGAGCCTACTTCGCCAAGCTCGGAGCAAAGTCCAAAGGGGTCAAGAAAACTATATCGGAAGCCGAGCGGGAGCGGAGGAGGGAGTGGGCCAGAGGAATCCAGTCCAGAAAAAGGCTGGCTCGGAGTATGGACTCTGAGGCGGGGAGAAGTTGCGGACCAGTGTCCCGCAGCATTACAGTTGGAGAAAAAAGGATACAGACTAAAATCCCACTGCGCGCCGTTCGGAACGATCCTGCAATACCAGAAGGGGGAGGATTGGAGGTTTGTGATCCCCAGCAAACCGAAAGCAATCCTGAGTTGGAAAGAGGTTCTGGAGATTCTCAGGTCCGAGTGGAGACTGAGACGAGCGGACCAAGAGCCTTACTACCAGAAGTTGATGAGAGACCTTAATAGACTGACCACATAACCTCCCGAACAAAGAGCTCCGATTCAAAAGGTCGGAGCTTTTTCGTGTCTTGAATTATCGCTGACGATAATTATTTCACCCTCCTGTAGGTGGTCCTGTATGGGGGGTTGCTCGGCCTCCTGTAGCCCCTGTTCAGCGCGTTCTTGACGTAGGGGGCCATGTCCTCCAGCGGGATCTTGTTCCTGCGGAGGAAGTCGAGCACGAGCGTCCTGTTGTGGATGTTTCCAGTGTTGTTGCGTTCCACTTCCCATTTTGAAGTGTGGCGACAATGATATATTTCGCCAGTGACATCCGCGCCCCCCCTCATTTGGATGAGTTCTCTCATGGCCCTGTCCCACCCCTCCCTCCCGATGACCACATCAGGGAAGTCATTCTGGTTTGCCTTCCACCATGCCTTCGTGAAGCAGAACAGGTCTGAACCAGAATACTTCTCGAAATCATATTCCCTCGGAAGGACTCTCGGCTCCCCGTGGTAGTCGTATCTTCTAGCGAAGCAGCTCCCTTTGGTCCTGACGGCATCAATGATCCTCGCGTGAGTGGGATCAAAAAACTGGATGTCCGAGTTGTGCAGGATGATCACGCCCTCCTCCTCGGCATACATACACGCCAGTCTGAGCATGTCCTTGATGAACGGGACTCCGAAGTTTCCCCTCCTTAAAGCAGAGTCGGGGAGTCCGAGCTTGTATCCGGTCCATGTTTTCCGCGCCAGTTCGTATCGCTTCTTCGCGCCTTCGTTCATGGGGTAGTTGGAGAAGATGTGGAGGATCTTCCTGTCCTGTCCGATGTTCTCCAGAGAGTCCTTGATGATTCCCAGTTCGTTAGGGAACGCATCGTATCTCGTATAGGCTACGTGGTTGCGCCTCATGGGGCTGCCATGCCAGTTTGATGGGGTGTGGGTAGCAAGAGCCACCACGGGGGTATCGACGGCTTGTGCGAGGTGCAGCGGCGCGGAATCTGTGGCGAAGATGCACTCCGCTTTCTCCATCAGTCCCACAAGGTCGTAAATCTTTTCCGCCATTGGGTTGTGGATGATCTGCCTGTCTGGGAACCATGTGGCCACCATTTGCAGGAGGAGCTTCTCGTGGGGGAATGGAGAAGAATGTCCGTTGGTGAACACGAGGACGAATGGTTTTATCGTAAACGATAAGAGCTTCTTCTCCCTCGCCTTGCTCCTCTTGTCCAGCACGAGCTTGGGACTTTCCCTCCAGAGTCCATCGAATCCCGCCAGTCGAACAATGTCCTTGGCGAAGGAGTCGAGCTTGAGTTCTGGCCGGTAGTTGTGGCCGTAAACTTGGGCCACCAAAGCCTTGTGCCCTGCCACTTGAACGGGATGTCCTCCGAGCATCTTCTGGGCGAGGTCGATTCTGCGGAAGTCACCGTCGAAGATCCTCACGTCCAGATACGAGCAAGCCTCGGTGATCTCCGCGAACTCCTTTGCTACCACCAAGGGGATCTTCTCTCCGGTCTCTTGGTGCTTCCTGTAGAGGGCCGGAAGCAGCACCGCGAGGTCGCCTGTCCTTCCGAGCAGAATTGTGGGTGTCATGCTTTAGGCTTTGTTTTGAATTTCGATTTCTTGGATACAACGCAGGATCTCCGACGCGACTTGAGGGACGATGGCGTTTCCGATTCCTTTAATTCTGTCCATCCTGTAGGGTATCCAATGAAACATTCCAGCCATTGAATGTTGATTGCCTTCCCATCTAAATGGCTGAACTCTTGCAAGCATGGAATCTCTTCTAGGTTGCACCGGTATTCCTGCCTCCTCCACCACCTGTGTCTCATTGAAGCCCGTGGAGTTGGCAACAATCCAAGCGCGTTCTCGTCTGTGCTTTGCTCCGACGGCGCAAGCTGGAATAACAAACACCTCGACGGAGTATTCAGCCTCTTCCAAGTCAGCGATAATCCTGTTGAGGTCCATGTTGATGATGCCAGCAACATTTTCCCCAATAATCCAACGCGGCCTAACTTCCCGTATCGCTCGATGCACTTGAGGCCAGATAGCACGGTAGTCTTTCGCTCCATTTCTTTTTCCTGAGACCGAGTATGGTTGGCACGGGAATCCCGCTGTGAGGATGTCGATGTTTTCATAGTCTTTTCCTTGTAGTTTGAAGATGTCGTCGCAGATTGGAACGGCGGGCCAGTGTTTCTTGAGGACTGCTTGGCAGAAGGTATCGCGCTCGCAGAACCCAACGGTCTCTATCCCGCCTACCATCCTGCAAGCCAACGCGAAGCCTCCAATACCAGAGCATAAATCCAAATGCCTCACAGCCCCTCCCACGTTTTCCAAGTGTGTCCACCGCGGTGCAAGCCTCCTTCTTCCCCGATGTTCTGCATCCTCGCGATGTAGGGTTGGACGGCATACAGCCCCTCCTTGAGGAAGAACTTGGTGTAGGACTGATCCCACACGTTCCCCTCGTCCATCCCCTCAGTGTAAGGCGGGGTCGTGTAGAGTAGGGCGTGGGCCAATGAGATTGGACCCATGAACCCCCACATGCCAACCCATGATTCGTTCCTCTCGCTCTTGGAGAGGTTGAGCTTGCTCACTGGTCGCCCGTCCTGTTTCGGAGAAAGGGAGACGTGTGAGAATCCCTTCTTCCCCACGTTCTTCCGGTATTCCATTCGCAGGAACTCCACCGCCCCCTTGGATGGAAGGGTGTCGTCTTCGAGGTAGATGAACGAGTCGAAGTCAGAGTGGACCAGTCCTGACAGAACCCCTCGCAGGTTGTTGTTCGTGTGGTGGACTCCTGAGTTGAACACGCAGGTCGTGGAATCGTAGAGCGACATCTTGCTCTCGATGAGGGCGTAGATGTGCTCCTTGTGTCCGGCGATGTCCTCGATGCCTACGATGTGGTGGAGTCCTTCGCATTGGTGGTCCATTGCGTCCAAGACCCGCTTGGAGTAGTGGGGACGGGTGGAGTGGAGTGTGACGAGTGCGGTTTTCATCTTGTGTAGAGTGCTTCAAATAGATCGTTGTTTGCTGCGGCTAGTATCTCCTTGCGCTTGTATCCGGCATCCTTGAGCCAGTTGTCAATGGCGTCCTTCTTGAATCCAAACGATTCCAAGGCGAACTTGTTGATCTCGATTTGGATGATCGGACTGTTCCTGCTGATTGTCGCTTGCGCCCCCTCTAGTGCGTAAACCTCGTATCCCTCAACGTCTATCTTGATGAGCTTCGGGTTGAAGCCGAATGCGTCGAGCCGGATGATCTTCTTCTTCCCGACTTGCAGCATCCTGCCTCCGGTGTTTCCTCCTGTTTGGGCGAGACCGTAGGTTTCTCCACACTTCCCCACAGCTAGGTTGTAGTTGTTGGACTCGGGGCAGTTGAGGCAGAGGCAGGCGAATGAGTCGAGTTGAGGCTCGAATGCATGAACCTCGCACCCTGCGTTGAGGAAGGCTCTCGTGGAGTCGCCCGCCCATGCACCAATGTCAATGACCTGATCCCCGCCGTGAAGGTCGTATGGAAACTTCTGGAAGTGTGGCTCCCACACCAACCCAAGTCTTGCGATGTGGTTGCTGGCGTCATGGTCCTCCGATGGAACCCATACCCCGTTCGGTAGCTGGCGGATATTAATGGCGTCTTCGATGTTCATAATGCTTTTTCGATCTTCTCGATGAGGTTCATAGCTCTTCGATCTGTCTGAGTATCCACGCTGCGAAGCTCTGGCACTTGGCGTGAACGTCTGCGGCGATTCGGATTCCGTCTTCCGTATTGCACTCAGGAGTAATCAACCTGCTCACAGTGGAGGAGAATGCTATAAGTTTGTCTTTGTCGGGAGCGTTCTTGGCCTTGCGGTCTAGCTCTGCGATGCGCTTCTCCTCCTGCTCCTTTTCCCATTGGACCTTCGCTTCCTCGGCCTCGCGGGTTTTGCGCTCATCCTCCATCTCTCTGATCTTCCTGCTCTTCTCCTCCTGTTCGGCTTGGAGTTTCTCGTTCTCGATCCGAAGACGCTCCCGCTCTTTATCGTTGGCGATAATCTCGTCGGCCTTGCGCTTCTCCTCGGCAAGGCGGAAGTCGCGCGCGGCCTCGCAGTCGGCAAGATACTTCTCGAAGTCCTCGTCAGTCATGTTCGCGAGGTCAATGGATGGATTGAGTTCTCCAAAGTAGAGGACTGCCTTCTCTCGCTCGATACGAACCTCAACCCTCCTCGCGGCCTCCTTGTATTCGAGGAACTTCTCCTGATGGGCAAGCCGGTCCTCCATCGTCTGGAGCTTATCCTTGAAGTCCTTGAACTCTGAGTCGATCTTGGCGAGTTCCTTCTTCGCTGCTCCCACCAGTTCCACGCGCTTGCGCTCTGCTGCTGTGCGAATGTCTCGCAGGGTCAGCCTGATCCTCTTGGCCTCCTGCATCTCCTCCAGTTGGTCCTCGCTGGTGACGGTAAGCGTGAGGGCGCGATCCTTGAACTCGGCGACCTTGCTCTCGAAGGTGGCGAGGATGTCCGGGCCGTCCACCCGTGGCACGATGGAGAGGTCTGGGGTTTCTGTGACAACCTCGACCTTAGTAGCATTGGTTTGTTTCTTGGTCTTGAAGCTCATAATGATTGTGTTGGAATGAAAAGGGCCGACCGAGTGATTGGTTCTCAGTCGGCCCATTTTCTGTGTTGGTTTACTTCGACTCGATGGCGATCCAGTTGATAATCTCCCCGCTGCCGTCCGCTTTCTGGACGAGGGCGAGGACTTCGCGCTTGGAGATGTTGATCACTACCACGTCATCCTCGAACGGAGGCTCGTCCACTGTCAGAAAACACTCGTTGTCCTTCAAGCAGACGGAGAGGAAGTTCCCTTTCGTGGTCTTGTCTTTCCCGCCCTGTGCTCCTGCCGGAACCTCACGGGCTGCGTCCGCTGCCGAGCGAGCCTCCTTGCTGTTCCAGTTCTCCTTCGCGGCCTGCTTGATGAGGTCTTTCTTGATCTTCGCGTCCGCTTTCGGCGTGTCCGAGAGCACGGGCATGACCAGTTCCTTATAGACCGTGGGGAGGATGTTCGGGTTGCGGTCCTCCTTCTTGACGGCACGGGCGAGGCGCATGTGCGAGTAGATAGTCCCTCCGCTGCGGCCTGTCTTGGCGCAGAAGTTGTCGATCACCCCATCGAGGTTGCGGTCCTGCAATTCGTTTCCGAGGTCTCCGATAGCCCACGGGCCGAAGTCGTTGATGACCACGGCCACGGCGAACTTCTGCGCCACCTCCTCGTCGGTCGCGTCGGGAGACACGTCCACGAAGTTAGAGCCAGAGGTGAAGTGCTTGTCGAGGGCGGAGCGGTCCACCTTGTCGAGTTCGAGCGCGGCGTTGAGGACGTTGAGCTCCTTGTTCGCGTTCTTTTCCTTCTCCTGCTCCAGTTCCTTAGCGTGTTCCTTGCCAGACTCAACGTCTGCTTGGATTCCGCTCAACGCTTCGACCCACATGATGTCTGTCTCGTCTGCAAGCTCCTCGTTGTTGAGCGCGATCTTCACGAGGTTGCTGATGTCCTTCTCCTCGACGGATGCGCCCTTGTTCGCCTTCTTGACTTCCTTCGTCTTGGCGGAGACGTAGGACTTTTGATCCACGAACTGATCCCCAATGGGGAGCAGAAGCGGCTGTTTGTTGGTTTTCTTGGCCATATTACTTGTGTTGTGTTACTGCGGTTTGTTTGCCAGATACCACGCGAGCATTGCCCGCCTGATTTCTGGTCTTGGTTTGTGAGTGCCAAGAAGCCAGCGATAGACGCTGATGCGTGTTCCCGTGGTGTCTTGGCGCTTGGTTTCCAGATAAGCATTCAGTTCTTTCCCGAAGGTCGCCTTGCTCCGTCCCGTGACGATGAGCGCAGCGTTGATCTTCTGGACGAGTTCTGAATGCTTCATCTGGTTTTATCGTTGGCGATAAAGGGTTGAGGTTAAAATGGGATTCCGTCTCCGTTCGCGGCTTCGGGGTTAAACTCAAGGTCGATTGCTGCTTGCTTGACGCAGGCTCCAAAGGCCGGGAACT